GGACAATCTTCTGTTTTTGTAAGTGTACCTGCACCAACTGTTAAATTGTTACCTTCACCAGATTGGTCTGTAACTGAATTACCATCTTTTAAAATAAAGAAACCATTAGTTCCATAAGTTACACTTGGAGAAGTATTTATTTTCCATTCTCCAGTTGTGCTGTCTGTTGAACCAAATGTAGATGCAGTATAAGCTGTGCCATCAACATAATGAACATGAGACATTAAACCTGTAAAAAATTGGTTATTACTCCAAGTGTTAGCACCTATTTGAAAAGTTTCAGAGTTTCTATTAAAATTTGTTTCAAAATTTTGAGTTGGGTAAGATGAACTAGCTAAAGATGTTTCTTGTACTCCATTAACATAAATTTTAACTCTATTACTTGCAGTAGCTTGTGTTGTATCTACTGAAATTACAATGTGATACCAACCATTTGTATCTCTAAATTTTCTATTTGTTTTAATAACATAAGTATCATTATTAAATCTTACAGCTAATTGGTCATCATTATCAAATCTTACAGTATCCCAAGCACCTGGATTTGGACTATTTGTAAAAAGGTGATTATATGAACCAAAATCACCAGTTCTTTTTATCCAAGCACTAATAGTAAATTTTGTTCTAGTTCCTGCTGTTTGCGTTCTACTTAATCTTGTACTAGCCATTAGTTAAATTGTCCCCCACCTGTTGCACCGAAGCTAGAAGTAAAGCTAAATGCTCTATCTGCTGTTTGACCTTCTGCATCTGTAATCCTTATTGTAAAGTTATATGTTGTAGGTGTTGTTGAAGCACCACCAAAGTCTGTAGTTGTTATCACACCTGTAGAAGAATTTAAAGTACAATTTGCTGTAGTCAATACAGAAGTTGTTTCACTAAAAGTAATTGCACTATCTGAACTACCTGCAATCGTTGCTACAGTTCCAGAGAAGTTTCCTGCAATAGTTCCTAGTGAACCTGCTGCTGTTGAAAATGTAGGTGCAGTAGATGCAGTTAAAATATTATTTGTACTTCTTCCTGCGTTTCCATCTGGGTTTTCTATTCTTACATAGTAGTTACCAGAAGCTAAAGTTACATTAACTGAAAGTGTAGTTGCATTTGTAAATGCTACTGTGTTAGCTAAAGTTACTGAACCATCTGTTTTAATAAATTCTACTATTGGTATAGATACAAAGTTAGTACCTGTAATTGAAATCGTTGTAGCTGTTGCAGGTGCAATAGTTTGAGATACATCTGCTAATGTTGGTACTACTGGTTGAGGTACTTCTGCAAAAGATAAATTACCAGAACCATCTGTTTTTAAATAATAACCATTAGTAATACTTTGAGGTAAAGTTAAAGTATAACTTTGACCTGCTGAATGTGGTGGTGATTTAATTTTAACACCATGTGAATTTTGTGAGCAGTTTAATTGTATAGCAGCATCTGTTGATGAACCATCACCTTTAACTGTTAATGTTGGAGAAGGAAGTCTATCAATATTTAGAGTTCCGCTTGTAATATTTGATGCACTAATATTTGCAATATCAAAAGTACCATAACCAATTATGTCTATACTATCTCCTACTGCAGCACCAGCAGCTAATACAATAGATGTTCCACTTGTTACAGTAACATCAACACCATTAACTAATTTTACACCATTTTGATAAATGTCTACATAACCAGCATCGTATGCCAAAGTCTCGCCATTATTATCTGTGCCTGTAAATGTAGTTTGACCAGCAGTTGCTGTGTAATAAAATCTTGCCGCAGTTGCATTAATGGAACTCCCAGCATTTATCCACCCAGTTGCAGAGTAAACTTTAAGCTGTCCAGCAACAGTATCAAAATATAAATCTCCAATATCTAATGCACTTCCATCTGGATCTGCAGTTGGAGCAGATGATTGTGGTCCAAGATAAATATTTGCAAAAGCGTTTATGTCTGCAAGGTTTGTTGCAGCAGTATTAATCGAAGCTATATTTGTAGCAACTGAATTTATATTTGTATTAGCACCAGCTACTGTATTAATATTTGTAGAATTAGAATTAACCGCATTAATATTTGTTTCGTTTCCAGCTACAGCAGTTACATTGGAGCTTATTCCTGCTACTGAAGTTACATTTGCAGATATACCTGCTACTGTATTAATGTTTGTATTGTTTCCTGCTACTGTATTAACATTAGCAATAGATCCTGCAACAGTTCCTATTGTGTTTGATCCAGATAGATCTGCAGCAACAGTATTAACATTTGCTTGATCTGAAGTTGATAATTGTATTTGTCTCCATTGAGTGTTAGTCAAGTCATAAACTTTCATAACATCATCAGTAGTATTAAAGTATAATGCTCCGTCTGTTAATGCGTCTCCATCATTATCAACAGTTGGATCACTAGCTTTAGCACCTAAAAATTTATCATCAAAATTATCTAAAGCAGCTTCTGCAGCAGCTTGAGCTGTTTGTGCGGCAGTAGCAGAAGTCGCAGCATTTGTAGCAGATGTTGATGCGTTGGTAGCTGAAGTCGATGCTTCACCTGCTTTTGTTGTAGCTGTTGTTGCCGAGGTTGCAGCATTAGTTTCTGAAGTAGCTGCTGCGGTAGCTGATGCGGCAGCATTAGTAGCACTTGTTGTTGCACTAGCTGCGTCTACTAATAGATCCCATTTAGCACTATCTGTATTTGTAGTTAGTGGTTGAGATCCAGAAGATGTATGACCAGTGTTACATAAAAAAATATTATTTGTTGATGTGTCTTTAACTATATCTCTTGCAGCATAAGTAGTTGATGCTGACCAGTTGCCTTTGAAAGTTCCTAGTTCTTGAGATACAACAAGTTCACCATTGTCATCAAAACCAAAAATCTTTCCAGCTCTATCAGTTGCGCCAACAGCAAACTCTGTGTTGTTCATTGTGTTGGTTCTTGATAACTTGATCGATCTATCAACTTCTTCTTGAAGTTGTTGGATTGACATCATTGAACGATCCAATCCCTCTTCATGTGATTCCGCAGGGAAAGGATCATTAGCAATATAATCTATTGCTTGTGTTTGCGGAACAGCTCTTCTAATTACTACAGTTTCAGTTGAAGTTGGAATATTGCCAGTTGTGAATACTATAGTTCCACCATTAGCATTTCCTGCACCTGTTACTGTATAATGAGTCGTTAAAGTTTTTACTGTTTCAGTAGCTGTCGCATCCCTTATGATAACCTGTAAATCAGAGTCAGCAAAGATTTTAAAAGTATAGTTAAAGGTATCTAGTGTACCATTTCCAGAGTAGGAGTTCTTTACTGTAGTAGATGATATTGTCATATTGTTATCTCTATATTATTATTGCTCTTTATTATCAACCTTTATATTCAACATATCTAAAGACTTTTTAGCAGTTAATATCATTTGCTCTGCAAATAAATCTATTAATTCTCTTTTTTCTTCAGCAGTATATTCTTTGTTATTATATATATTTCTTATCATTGCACCATATTCTTTTATACCTTCTGCGTAAATAGATAATTGAAGCTGTTGACCAGTTAATTTTTTTCTAACCTCTTCTGATTCTAGAACCTTACCTTGCTTTTCAAGAGCAGCTGCTTTATTCTTTATTTTTTCAACAGCATTATATTCTTCATAAAATTTACTAATCCATTGAGATTGTAGATCTGGTCTCTTTGCAAGAAAAGCTCTAAATACAGGCATAGAAGATAGTGGTTGAGTTGGTTTAATTGGATCATCAATCATACCACTTTCTATTAATGCTTTATCTGATAATTGAATTGCGTATCTTCCTAGTGTACCTGTCCAAGCCTTTATAAAATTTTCTATTGCTATTGGATTATTAAATTTAGTATCTACTCCAATAATTTTATGAACAGTAGCTGCAATTAATTTTGCACTTTCAGATGTATAGTTAGTATATTGCATTTCATTAGGTAAAGTTTTTGCAATATATTCTGGAACTAAAGGTGTATTTCTAAACCAACTTTTATTAGTCCAAGTTTCATATATAGGTAATATTACTTGAGGTGTTGGAATAAATCCTTTACCTGTTTGTAATAAATAATCTGTAAACCAACCATCTAATTGTTTTCTAGTTGTTTCATCTTTACTATAATTATGATCTAAAAAAGATTCCACTAAAGAACCAAAGACTACACCAACATCAAAAGGTTTTGGTATTTTATGAATTACTTTATCTTCACCTTCTCCAGTAGCTACTAACCAGTAATGTCTTTTAACCCATTCTGGTTGAGCTTGAATATCTTTATCATCTTTATTTAAAAACCAAAGTATAGCAGTTGGAGTCATAATTCCACCGCTTATAGCAAGTAAAGCTCTTGTTGGTCTTTCTTTCATAGCATCAAATAGTTTTGCATAACCTTGTATTCTTGCATTATAGAATGCAGATATTTGATTTAATGTTTGTATCTTTGCTCCCATTTTACCAAAGTCTAAAGTTATATCTCTACTTTCAAAACCAGCTCTTTCTACTGCCTGTTTATGTGTTAATCCTTTTTTTATAGAAGCATTGTAAGCTCTTCTATATTCTGAAATCCTTGTAGCATTTTCAAAAGTTTCAGAAATAACTCTTAATATTTCTATAGGATTTTCTGCTTTGTTTCTTATCTTGCCTTTGTTTAAAATATCAAATGCAGGTTTATCAAACACAGCTCTATCAACTGAAATCATTGTTGATTGCATACCACCAGACTTAATCCAATCTTCATAAAGTTTTTGAGATTTTTTACTTAATCCTGTTTTACCAGCAATAATATCAAACAATCCTCTAATAGAACTTACAACAGGAAAAAAACCATACTTACTATATATAGATGCTTGAACTGTATCTCTTAAAAAGTTTGCACCAACAAAATCTAAAGCTAATGTAGCACCAGCTCTTAACCATGATGCAGGTTTTCTTCCAATAAAACCAAATAAATTTTGTGTAGCTCTAGGATCAAAGTCTTTCATAGCATCAGCAAGATCCTTACCTACTTCCCAAACTTCGTATTTACCATTACGAATAACTCCTACTGAATCATCACCCACTTTATCAAATTCTTTTTTAATCATTTGTAAGTTTTCTTTTTGCCTTGAAGATAATTTAGAGGTATCAATACCTAAATCTTCTAATTGTTTAACATCTAGCTTTGTAGTTTTTAAAACAGTTTTCTTTTTTATGTCTAAAAATAAACCTTTCTCTTGACCTTTTTCAACTAGGTTAATAAATTCTGAAATAGCAGCATTTCTATCTGCTTTTTTAATTAAAGAAAATGTATTTGTATAAGTAGTTTCAATAGGATCTATTATATCTTTTATCGATCCTTTCATTTTTTTTAACCCAGATACAGAAGTTTTTGCTTCTCCTTGCAAAGCAGCTTCCATAACTCTAGCAAAACCAATATAATCTTTATTCATTTCTACCATAGCTGTAAAAGTTTCTGGAGTTATTAAGCCTTTGTCTCTTACATATTCTAATAATCTTTTATTATATTCAATTAATTCTTTTCTTATTGGTTCAAATTTTTTAATTAATTTTGAATTGTTAGCTACTTTATTTGCTACATCTAAAGTAATACCAGTTTCAATATCTTGCTTACCCTTTTCAACAACTCTTTTTGCAATAGCATAATTATTAAATTCTGCATAAGTTTGTCTATTTCTTTGATCTCTTTCTTTTAATTTTAATGTTACTCCTTTTTCAATTAAAGGATCTAATATTTCTTTAAAAGATTTACCATTTGTTATAGTCTTTACATTAAATGTACCTTTTTCAATAGCAGCACCTGCTTTATTTTCTACACCTAATAAAGTTCTAAACTGTTCATAAACATTTAAAGCACCTTTGGTGTTTTTTATATTTTGTACTTGTTCTACTATTTTTTTAATTGGATGAAGTCTATCAACAAATTTAGTTGCTGCCGCATCTATTGCTTGTTTTTTACTTTGAATATCTCCTTCTATTGTTTTTACAGGTTCTCTTTCTGAATATTTTACTTTGTTAAAAATAGCTTGTTCTTCTTTAGTTTCAAACTTTAAACCTTCTTTAAATTTTTCTGGTTTATATTCTATAATTTTTTCGTTACCATAATGTCTAGGATTAGTATTTGTTTTACTAGCAATATCTTCATGAACAGTTTTATGAGTTACTATATCTTCTGCTACCTCTGGTAATGTTCTATTATTTTTTTTTATTATATATTTTGATTTATTTATTGCAGCTCCACCATAATTAAACAAACCAAATAAAAATAAACTATCTTGCATTTGTTCTTTGCTAGGCATTTCTCCATGAATAATTGCACCTGTTCCTTCAAATCCTATTGCACTGGCAATGGTTTTTTTTAATGGTCCACTAAACATTCCACCTAACTTTGTTGCGGCATAAAGTTGAGCAGCTTCTGTAGCTCCAGCTTTAATTCCTTCATTAGTCCAAACTTTAAAAAACTCATTAAAACCATTTACTTCATCATTTTGTAAAGCTGTTAAATAAGTTTCCCTTAATGATCCAGCAACAAAAGCACTACCTGCTAAAGCAACATCTTTATTTCTACTGGCTAATCCAAAGGGAACTGCTGCAGCAGCATAAACAGGAAAGTCTTTTATTAATCTTGAAACATTCATAATGTTTCTTTCTAAAAAACCTGTATCTTCTGGATTTTCAGTTGTATACATTGAAGGCATTTCCTCACCATTTACATAAGATTGATGTAAATCCCAAATACCAGCATCCCATCCTCTTTCCCAATATTTTTTTGGTTCAAATATTTCTCCAACTAATTTTTCTTTTTGCTTTTGAATAAAAGGAGTGTCGTCATTTTGAGCATTTAATTGTTGTATTTCTGTATATGCTTTCTCATGCTCTTCTTTTCCAAGGCTAATAATGTTACTCCAGAATTGTCTAATAGGTTTTAAATCTAATTCTTTATGACCTAAATCTTTTGCAATTTCTTGTGTAGTAAATCCTGCTTGACTTAAACTTTCAACTTTATTTTTTTTCCATTGAGTTATTTCTTGTGAACTAAAACCTGCTTCTTCAAAAGATTTTATTTGATCTGCTAATGTAGCCATTAGTTTGCCTTTATTATTTCTTCGTATTCTTCAATAGTAATAGTTCTTCCCAACTCTTCTTCTATTTGTTTTTTTGTTTTTTTATTTTGATTAGGAATCTCTGGTAAATCTTCGCTGCCTTTAATATTGTCTTTAATACTTTTATAAACATCATCCATACTTGGAATAAATTTATGAATATCATAAGCAATAAAACTAGTATTACCTTTAACTGCTGTTAATAATTCGTCTGGAGTCTTGCCTTCTTTTATTCCATTTATATATCTAATATACATAGTATACTTAAACTGGTTTAATCTTGAGTCTCTTTTAGGATCTAAATCTTTTAAAGCTGAACTACCTGCTACTTCTAAAGAAAATAAATTCATAAAATTAAAAAACTTTGTATGGTTTTCTTTAAAGTTTTCTTCATTAGAAATTGAAAAAAGATTGTTTAAAAATTTTACATCAGCAACATTTAATTGAGTACCCACTCTTTCAAATATAGATTTAGCTTCTGTCTCTCCAGTTAAAAGAAACTTGTCGTATGCTGTATTAATTTTATCATCAACAATTAATTTCATTATATCATCATTGCTATCAAATTTAGATATATTGTTTGCAGTTTTTTCAGAAACTTTTGTATTAAAATCAACTAATTGTTCAACTATTCCAGAGTTATCAGGAAATAATTCCTGCAATTTATTTGTATATGTTCCTTTGTTTTTATAAAAATCTTCCATAATTTCATTTGTTTTTTGAGCTGTTTCATATTTACCTATTTGAGTAGATGTTAATATTTGTAATTGTCTATCAGATTTAATTTGATTTGCTTTTTGTAAATATTTTTTTTCAAACTCATTTCTTTCAGTAACAGTTAAACTTTGATAAATAGATTGTAAATTTTCATTACCGCCAAATGTTTTGTTTGCAACTTCTTTATTTGCAATAACAAAATCTCTAGGGTCTGCGTCAAAAGGTACATCAAGAGGAGCAAGTAAAGCTGAAAATTTTTGTTCTTTAATAACTTCATCTGCAACTTGATTTAATTTTAATGTTTGTTCAGCAGATACATCATCAAATAAACCTTTTTTTAATGCTTCTTTAAATTGAAAAGGATTATTGTTAGCCATAGAAGTAGCTAAAAATTCTACACCTTTTTCATTATATGCTTCTATTAATCGTTTTGCTGTACCATCGTCATACTCTGGATTGTTATTAATTCTACTAGCATTATTTTCTTTATGCTGTTCTATATAACTTGTTCCAAGTTCTTTAAGTAAAAGAGTATCTTTAGTCCAAGCATCATCATCAATTTTTTTATTTTCGTTAATTAAATTTATTCTAGCTTCTGAAATTGCTTTTGTTTTTAATAAACCAGATGTTGCATAAAATTTTCTATCAATAGCTTTTTTTTCAAAATTATTTAATTTATTAAAATCATTTGCTTTATGCCAGTTATAAAGATTTTCAACTTCTGTATCATAGTATTGTGATGCTTCTGAAACTGAAGTTTTTGATTTTGCTTCACTTTGAATAGTCAACCAACCTTTCTGAATTGTATTTCCTTGATTGTCTTTTTTATCTTCATAAAAACTATTTACTAATTTGTTAGCTCTATTATTTGCTTCAATAGTTTTTTCTTGAATATAACTTTCTTGTAAATATTTACTTACTGGAGCTAAAGCAGATGCAGGTGTTTTGTTTACATCTAATTGTAAATTAGATTCAACACTTGCAGCTTGTGTAGTTATAGTTCCTGTTGATGTATATGTAGGTATCTTTGGCATAGTTATCCCATCATGGTTAATAGTGATGTTCCAGTTTTTGATATTGTTCCTAGTTGAGCAATTTTAGCTTCTTGTCTTGCTACATCACCTTTAATTCTAGCAAAGTTAGCTTCTTCAAAAGCTCTTGATTTACCTATCTCTGCATTATATTTTATTTTTTCTTTTTCTAATTCAGCTTGTTCTAAATTAGCTAATCTTATTCTCATTGCAGTTCCGCCTTGAGTAACACCAGATTTTGCTGTTTGAACTATAGTTGATCCTTCAAGTTTTCTAAATTCTTTATCAAATGTAGATAAATCTAATGCTAGTTTGTCATCAATTATTTGAGCTTCTTGTTCTTTAACTTTAGCATTACGATCATTAACTGCTTCATTAAATTTACCATAAGCACCTTGTTGTTGATATTGTGCTGCACCTATTGCGCCAACTACTGCCATCTGCCAACTCATTAGAATAACCTCGCATACATATATTGATCAGAACCATCAAAACCAAATTTCTTCATTAAACCTTCTTCCTCTAATCCTAACCATTTAGCAAATTTTAAACCTGTTGTATAGTTAGCTCTTACAGCAGTTTGAACTCTATTGATATTATTTTCTTTAGCAATTCGTGCAAAATCTTTTCTAATAGCTTTAGCGACTAGCAAAGGATGATCTAAAACATCTTTAGTAGCTAGTACCCAACCTTCTGCAACACCATTCCAAAGCATCTTCATACCTGCAGCAAAGATAGGTTTGCCATTAATCATACCTGTAAATGCTAAATTATTTTGTTCTAGATTATCTGGGTTTCCATTAAACTCCATATCTTTATCCATTAGTAAATGATTCATTTGTTGGTTCATAATATATCTTCCATGTTCACCTTTGTATTTAACTATATTTAATATTCTATCCATCGTTTGTTTGAAGTTTAGGATATAAAGATAAGATCGTCAAAGGTAAAGGTTGAGTTTGTCTTACAAATATAAAACCATCTGTTTCATAGTTGCCTCTAAATTCTATATCTTTATCTCCAGTAAATACATTGATACCACTGTTCATTGCATTAGCTGAAGATCTAAAAGGTATTCTTTCCATATTGTTAAGATCTGGTCCAACTTCAACACCAATACTTTCATAAAGTCTAGCAGTGATTTCATATATTCTTTTTGTTTTAGATTGTGATGTACCATTCTGCGCACCAGCATCTATTCTCATTGTTTGTAATAATGATGTATAACCTAATCCAACTTTAACTTTACTTGCAGATCTTTCTAAAGTTATTGATCCAGAGCTAACTGTTTTATCTGGATGAGTTGCGCCATCTGCTAATACTGAAACTGTTTGACCTTCAAGATGAGCAAGACCAGATATAGTTGTAACTGCAGATCCGTCATAAGATAATTGTGAATCTAAAAAATTAAAAGATGTATCATCACTCTCATCAAAATCATATTGATGAATAAATTCTACATATCTTTTTGTTGCACCATTAATAGTTCTTTTAATAATTACCCATGATTGATATTCAGAATCATCTGTAGGAATTGTAGCAATACTTTCACAAACTGCGTTACCACTTCCAAATGCTCCACCAAATATATGTCTATGCCAAGCAACAACTTGCTGTTCTCTTTGATAAGTTAATCCAATTAACTGACCATCATTTCTTACACCCCATATAACTTGATTAGGTTCTTGTTGATATGATAGTTGTTTAAAGCCACCTTCTGAAATATGTTCAGCAAGTATAGTTAAGTCTGGAGCAACATAACCATCAACATCAAAGTTGTAAGCTAGTTCTCTCATTTTTCTTCTAGCTCTTTGTAAAAAAATAGTTGCATTACCAACAGCTAAAGCATCTACATTTGCTGCACCATTATTAGATTGTTTTTTAATTAATATATTTGTAGGAGTAACAGCAACATCTGTTCCACCACCGCTAACTGTAAACTCACCACCTGCTGTACCAATAATTAAAGTTCTTGTTGATGTCATAAATCTAATTGCGTTTACTTGGTTAGATGCAATCGTATAAATAATAGCATCATCGTCTGCAATAGTTCCGCCTCTATTCTCATCCATGTTTTCATAATCACCAGATCTTGAAAAAAATATTGTTTGTGGTTGTGATAAGGTTGCTGCAAATACTAATCTTTGTTCAAAGAAAGTAACACATGAAGCATGACCTGTAGTATTTGAAAAAGCACCTAACGACCAATCTGTTGATGCAGTTGATGAACCTGTATCTTTTATTACTTCCCATGTAACAACTGTAGCTGAAGTGTAAGCTGTAATTTTTCCATAACCATCTCTAAATCTAACTAATCTTCCAACATCTGTAGTTACCCATAAACTTGCACTAGATGTTAAAACTCTACCTGTTCCTACTGTATGATGATCTGTAGTTAGTGTTGTTGTTGTAATGTTGTCGTCTAGATATGGACCATTAGTAAAATCTACATCTGTTAGTGTCCATGATGTATGACCTGTTCTTGATAATTTTTTTACTGGATGATTAGGATGACACACATACATGACATCTGCTGATTGCGCATATTTAATATCAAATAGTTCTGCTTCTAAATATGGTGATGATATTTCATAAGCTGAACCACTAGATAATATTTGACCATTGTCTTTATAAAATCTTATGTACTGATCTCCAAACTCTAACATATAAGTTTGTGATGTAGAAAACTCAAAAGGAATTAATCTTGTTTCTTTAGAACTATCTTTTACTTCTGAAACAAACTGTGTACCAGATCTTCTTGCCGCACTTCCATGAGGAAAGATAATCATGTTCTCTAATGTTTTACATCCTGTAGGATATTTAGCTAAATCATTTCTACCATCTAGTCTTGGTGATAATTCTCCACCAGTAAAATTGGTTAATTGAACAGCAACTCTAGCCATAGGTTAATACCTTGAGTTTATAAATGTAGAAGCTCCCATTACATCTGCTTGACCATTATCTGGATTAGTATTGTAACCTTCAGTAGCATCTACAAATCTAGCTTCTTTTAATTTATCTTGAAATAAATTGTACATATTAGAAGCAACAGGATTAGATGATGTAACTGCGTATGCAATGTCAGCAGCTAATGCAGCAGATATTGTTTCTCTTAACAACTCATCATATTGATTGGCATCTGTAATTCTTGCAATATATTGTATCTTAACTGTTCCATGGTTTGCTACAATTTTTCTTCCTTCAATTTTATAATCATAATCATAATTTAAAATTGTAAGAACTCTCAAACAATCTGCAGGTAAAGTAAACTGATAACTAAAACCCCATGAAGGTATTTCCGTATCTTTTGCAAGTTCAACTCTTTTAACTAAACAGTTCCAAGGATGAGATCTAAATAAACTATCTCTAACTTGTGTGTATCTTGCGTTGCAAAGTCTTGCGTTTTTTGAATCTTCTGTAA